AAATTAAACCAACCCAAATCGATCTGACAACGAACAAAACGAACTCAAAGCACCCACAAGCTCTAGTTCAACAAAGTTCATCACGCAGAAAGCAATTCGTTCATTGTGAGCTCTCGCATAGAGATAAGCAATGGCAACAGCGAATTGTTTGCTCGGTGACTTCGGAAGGCAGGGGGTCGTCGCTAACGACCCATATGTACAGTGCAGAGCGCGCACGCTGATTTTCCTAAGCACTGAGGAGGAGGTTGATGTGGTGGTTAACCACCACGGACCAGGAAGCATTTTCTGGTCAAAAGAAGGTATCTTAACACAGACGGCTAAGAACCTTTACAAAGCTACTGCGTATGGCTTAGGCTACGACCTTGCAGCAAACGTCTTCGTTTGCGGCAAGTGTAGGTCCAGCTGCACTCAGTATAGGTACTTCATTGAGGATCACTTTGCTTGCGACAAACTCGTGGAGAAGAACTGCGCGTACATCAAGGATGATAAGTACGTGAAGGTTGTGGAGGCATTCCCAATTATGCCATCTTATGCCACACCAGGGCAAGAAACACGCATCATACAGTGGATGAACAAGACAAGTCAATGCCTTGCTGATCACTGCATCCAACGCACTCGCGAGATCACTTTCACCAACTCAAAAACTCAGGAGGAAGAAACTCGCGTGAAGGATTGCAGTTTGGAAGTATTTTATGATGACTTCGATGAAGCTCATGCTGTGATTGAGCACGCACATCGGAAAAATCCGGTTCACGAATATAAGGAGAAGCAGCTGCGGATGACTTCAAATAATATAGCTGCGTTAGTGGACCAAGTGACACGGATGATGCACTCCAAGGGCAAAACAGTGGAAATAGTTGGGAGTAAAGGCCATAAGAAATTTGCCAAAATTCCACTGAAGCACACAATGGGATATCCAAAGCGGGATTGGGACGCAACAAAGGACATACCAGAAGATTTCAGAGGCTTTATCACAACTTATAGTGGCGTCATACAATACACACGCAAAGTGCAGGATCACGAAGTGACGCTTGGATGGAGTGGTGTTCTGCTTAGTGAGATGGATGTTCCTGATGGCTATCAAGAAGATTGCGTTGACGGTCTATTTATTGTCATGGGAAGATGTGCACATGGACGCATTCAAAATGCACTGAAGCCGAAATGCACACATGGACTTAGATGGTATGGCGACCAAGCAGTGAACAAAGTTATTCCGAAATATCACGATGTGTGCAACAACAACTGCGCAAGTTACCTGGAAGCCTTGCCAAGAAAGGTTAGCCGTGTATGGCAATCAATGTTTGACATACATAATCTGAGGTGCGACCAATGTAGAACAGAGTGGAAGATGCGAACAGCCTCAGAGCATTTGCAATTGTTACAGAAATCGGTGGAACATTACATGCAAACGTATCCAGACAGCGATGTAACACTGTTCAAAGCATTCTTGCAAGCACTAGGGCCAGATGAAGAGGTTGAGGCACGCCAGCTCAAACCCAACAATACATTGCAACTTGTAGATGTGTGGCGAACAATGAAAAACACAATAAACATCCCGAATAGAATCATCTACATGGGCATGTTCACGGACAATTATGGGAATTTTGATTTCTTTCCGAACACATCAATGCCTGAATTATTCGCCATGCACATGCAACCGGTGCAACATAAGATGCTAGAAGATGGAACAATTGAAACGAATTTTAGGTTCGTTGATTTGGAAGGGAAAATCCAAACTAGCATTGAAAGTTTGTATCCGACATTTGACAGCACATACTGGAATGAACAAGCACGCAGAGTTCACAGAATCCAACCGCTAGCAGACTGCTCGATGGAAATTAACGGCGAGTCTAAGCCCATTTGTCACTGGGAAGGAAATGTGCCTTTGTACAATCCCATTATTCGTGCAACGCCTGGACAATTACCGTTTGGAGTTACAACGCATTTGCTGAGTGTAAATGACAGGAGTGGAAGATTCCATTATGTGCCGAAGAATGGGTATTGTTACATGTACATATTTGCCTGTGCGATGATTTTCTGTGGTAATAGCAATCGTTCCACAGTTGACGCCTTTGTTCGGCAAGTCTGCGAGGATCTGGGTCCTTGGCCAATGTTTGGTGATGTACTAAGACAACTTGACTGGATGGCGACCTTTTATGGATGTTACGACGCATTGGTGCCAGTCATCTTGGTAGACCATACAAGAAAGACCATGCACGTGCCAACACCATATGGTATAAAGCAATCAGGAATGCATACCATCAGAGTCAACACAGTGCTAGAGTTGATAACTCTCGATACCATGGCCAGTGGAGCAATGAAAGATTACAAAATTGGCGGGTTCCAAGAGACTGTTCTCAGTATACAAGCATGCGTCAAGAGCAGAAAAGAATTTGTGCGCAAAATTAACAAGGATGCAGAATGGTTGGTGGATATGTTTATTAATCCTTCAACGCTCTTCGTGTTGGGAGGCTTAATTGAAGTGCACCAAGTCATTCTTGCTGATGTCGAAAATTCATTCGACAAATCAGCAGCTTTACTAAACTTGCGCCAAATAGCTTTAAAGCTCGGACCACACTTGGAATCAAAGCAGCGTGTACGTCAGTACATGGAGTTAATGATTCAGCATCGGGCATCAGTTGAAGCAATAATTCCCTCGCAACACATGAAAGCTGAGATGATGCAATATATTGATGCACTGCAACGCTCAATTCTTGAGGAGCAAGTAATCATAGAGATGGATCGAGTTGGAGGAAAGGAAAAAATGCTCGTCGAGCAAGATCTTTCACACGCAGAGTGTGCGTACAACGAGTTCTTCAACTCCATTGGCTACTTAAACTTTCATGGAACCGTTTTACGACTCACATATTCTGGTCCAGGAAGAAAGGTTGGAGAAGTGCTAGAGAGTTTAAGAGACAACTGGTTGACACGCTATCTCCGAGGACCGAAGCAGCCGAGAGACTACAAAGGGAGTTCCTTGAGGATTTGGAGGAAGGTTACTCACCTTTGCGGAAACGCTTACAGGTGGGTATTTTACAACATGGCCGCGAACGTCTTGCAAGTTATACTCATAGGCCTTTCTACCGTTTTCGGAGCATATTTATTAAAGAAGATCTTAAAAATGCTGCAGTGGGAGAAGGAGCAAGAAAGCACAGAATTGGTTGAATACCAAGGGAAGCGAGAGGAAGCATGGATAACACGAGTAATGGCTGTATTGTATATAATAGCTTCACTTTTCTCCGTAGATTTTAGTTCTGCTTTATATTCGAATTTGGTGAAGTTCAGAACCATATTTGACATCTTGAAGTTTAATTGCGAATATCAGAGTGGAATTTTTGAAAGTCTGAAAAATCAACTCGGCAACATCCCAGCGTTTCATGAGGTACATTTGTATGACCATGAGGCAACACAAGTAGCAGTTCCACCAGCGATATTGACATTCGAGCGATGGTTCGAGACTCGGATCACATCTGGCCAGCAAGGATATGCACCACTTGATGGTAGCCACGTGAGCTTAACGATGACAAAAGACACAGTTGGTGAGATCGCAACACAAGTGCAAACGCACAAGGCAAAGGAGTTTCTTATTATAGGACATGTTGGATGTGGGAAATCTACAGCTTTTCCAGCAACACTCTCCCGGAATGGGCGTGTGATGATATGCGAACCAACCCGCGTGCTAGTCACAAATTTGCAGGATTCAATGCTAGCAACGAGAAATCTAAGCATCAGTGCCATGATGAGAAACCACCGGGTTATGACGGCGTCGAATATAACAGTAACTACGTATGGGTATGCACTCCACTACTTGTACAACAACTCACATAACCTTTCAGAATATGATTATATTCTTTTTGACGAAGTGCACCAAACCTCGGCAGAGATGTTAGTGTTTTACAACTGGCTTAAGAGCACAACGTGGGAGGGCAAGCTCATCAAGTTAACAGCCACGAACAACACAGTTAATGGCGACATGCAAACACAGCAAGCCCTCGATGTCAAAACGTGGCCGGTTATGGATCACAGAACATTCATGCAGGAGCAAGGTCGAGGAACGGCTCACGATGCATCAACTCTTGGTGATGTCATCATAGTCTTCTTAACTTCGTTTCGTGAAATTGATGAATCTGCTGATATTTTAAGCAAAAATTCAAAGATTGGCGTAATAAAGGCAGATAGTCGGCACTTGCGAAACAAAATTAGCTTGATGGATGATGTCGAAGCACTCCGAGCTGAGAAGAAATACATTCTTGCAACTAATATTCTTCAAAACGGTGTGAATTTGCATGCAGACGTTGTCGTTGATTTTGGCTTCAAGATTGTACCAGCCATTGACAGCGACAATCGGATGATCACAGTCAAGCGCCAATTGATCAACAAATCAGACAGGATTCAGAGACTAGGACGAGTAGGCCGGATGAAGATGGGATACGCAAGGAAAATCGGAAATGAAATAGATGCCTCATTCGCTTTGGATGAAGTCACAGCTACGGAAGCTGCCTTGTTGGCATTTGGACTCGGTGTTGCTCCAGTGTTGCAGAATGTCGATCAACACACATTCGGAAAAATAACAGCAGAGCAAGTTCGAACAGCTGCGCGCTTTGAAATGCAATTGTCGTATATGGTGTGGATGATTAACAGAGATGGCACTATGGCCACACGGTTATATGAACAATTCAAATCATTGCTTTTAACACCAGGGAACACGAGTTTGGCTCCGTATTACGAGACACTCGTTGACACTCACAGATTCAGAACTATTGGACAATACGCAACTCTTGGATACATGCGCACAGACGAAAAGCACCATTTGGTATTACCATTTCATCATAATGACGTGAGCGTTGAATTTGCCGAAAGGATTGGCGAAGCCTATATGGCCTCTCAAGTCCCGACATCAATCAAGTTGCGCGTACCTGCTGTAAATCATAGAGAAGTGGCGATGAAGATGTCAGCAAATCCTGAAGATGTGGGAACCATATTGTATATGGTTGAGCAAGCGCTAATAAGTGAAAAGACGAAACTGGAGAATTTAACCCAGGCATTCCAGCAGCAACAATCAACATATTGCAGCGTGCTCATCCCTAATTTTAATGTTGCTGGTCGGCTAACACAGGCAATGGATCGCATAAGAAAGAATGTTTCTGTGCTGCAACACCAGAAAACAGCTCTCGAAAAGGCGGCAGTGACTTACGACTACACGAAGTTAGTTGAGCTCCTTGATGAAAATCCAAGCATAGCTTCCCATGTGTCATACCAGGCTGGGCCAGCAAAATTCATTGATGAATTCATATTGGAGAAGCGCGATTATGGGTGGCTACCATATCTTGCAGTAGGAACTGCGTGTGCAATTGCTGGCACAACACTTGTAATGATGTACTACCGTCGCATGAAGCGTAGTGTCAAGTTCGAGGGCAAAGCAGCACGCAACAGGAGTGCAAAACGACAATCAGCAAGAGACCAAAAGATGGAGCGTGGTAACGAATACACATACTACGATGCTGGTGACACCTTGTATAATGGAGTTCAAGAGAATATGAATCATGCACCAGACTGGACCGATCGGATTAAGAAGAAGACTCATGCATACGCTATGCAATTTGGTAGGGAAGTACCAAAGACTGAAACACAGCGATCCTCACAATACTGGCACTTCTACGGTTTTGATCCAAAGATGTATGACTCAGTCGAATTCAAGGACATAGCAGCAAACTTCTCAGTGCACCAGGATGCAAAGGCAATGGATTTGCAGAAAGCCTTCACAGAAATGGTGGAAAATCGTTGGGATGATGAAGACTTCTTCGACGAGAAGATACCAAAGCGAGTTTTGGCCATCTTCAGGAAAGGAGACAAGGTTCGTGAAGTTGCATTGGCACCTCACAAGCCAAACCAAGTCAACAAGCGTGGGCTACCTGTCGGACATGCTGATCACAGAGGAGAGTGGAGACAAACACAGCCTTCATTTGAAAAAGAAGTGTCGTACGAGAACAAATCAACTTTCGAAGGTGCACGTTCACTTGATCATATCCATCAGAATCAAGTCATCCTCGTTGAAGACAATCAGCAGTTAAATGGGCTAATAGTTGGGAACATACTCTTGGCGCCATATCATTTCACACGAGGTATGAGGAACAGAGAGGAGAAGGAGACACGCATGTTGACACAGTTTGGAACGTACAATCTTGGAAAACTTACCAACAAGCATGTCACAAAATTTACAATGATGGATCTGGTAGCATTAACCTTGCCTCCAACATTTCAAGCAAGACGGAAACTCAAATGTTTCAGACCACCAAGGGAAGGAGAGCGAGCAATGTTGGTGACCATGCAGTACGAGAAAGCAGGATGGGTTGCCAAGCAATCAGCAGAAACAACAATCACACCATTCGGTGATCGACATGATGGTTTGTGGAAGCATAGAATTTCAACAGGACCAGGTGACTGTGGAAGCGCCATAGTAGCAGTAGCAGACCTAAAAGTTGTGGGATTCCATAACCTTGGAGGGAAAGGTGAGAATTATTTCACACCGATAACTATTGAGGTCATGGATTTCTTAGCTGAAAAGTCTGTGACACCGCTTGTGCCATGGAAGTTCTCAGACGAGCAAGTTGACTTATGTGGTTTAATTGCGGCCAATGGAGCAGACAAATACCCATTCACCAAAACAATAAGCGACTTGGTTAGTTGGCAAAGTCTCCAAATGACGAAATACTGTGGGGAGAACTTCAAGGCTATCGCTTATGCTCCAAACCGAATGTCGAAAAGGCATGTCATAACAGGAAAGAGGCCTGAATTCATTAAATTTCTAGATTCCCACCCGAAGTGGAATGCAACGGTAACACCTTTCTTAAACGGGTTTCAACCATCAGTTTTGACACATGAAGCATATTACAAGGATGTGTTGAAGTATAACAAAGACATAATTGTTGGAGGGACTGATGAAGTGTGTTTTGCGAAGGCAGTGGTCGCAACCATTGGGATTCTAGAAATAGCCGGATTTTCAAAGGGACAATTTCAACCAATCTTTGACGGATGTAAAATTTTCAATGACTTGAATTTGGATGCCGCAATGGGAGCTTTGTACTCAGGGAAGAAATCAGCATACTTTGACGGAGCAACAAGCGACGAGATCAATGAATTCTTTGAACTGAGTGCAGCGAAGCTACTCAGTAACGGACATGGAGTATGGTCTGGTTTACTCAAAGCTGAGTTGAGACCGAAGGCAAAGGTCGTGGCGAACAAAACGCGAACATTCACATCAGCACCAATTGATATACTCATGGGTGCCAAAGCTGTGGTTGATGAGTTCAACAAATTCTTCTACACAAAGCATTTGCGCGGACCATGGACTGTCGGAATCAATAAGTTCAACGGAGGTTGGGATTTGTTGGCCAAAAATTTAATGGTGCACGAGTGGTTCATTGACGCTGATGGTTCGCAATTCGACAGTTCAATCACTCCACTTCTCATGAATGCAATTCTTAACATACGGCAATACTTCATGGCAGAAGATGATGAAGCTGAACAAATGCTGGCAAATTTGTATACGCAGATTATAAACACATGCATTTTAATTGAAGATGGAACGATTGTGCAGAAGTTTCGAGGTAATAACAGTGGCCAACCAAGCACAGTTGTTGACAACACGATGTGTTTAATCATAGCAATGGAGTATTGCAGAATGCGCGTCGAAAAGGATCATGAACATAGAATGAGGATACTGTACGTGTGCAACGGAGATGATTTGCTTATTAATGCCGACACAAAGGACAAAGACTTCATACAGCAGTATTTTGCCGATTACATGCGCGAACTGGAGCTGAATTACTCATTTGACGAGGCTTACCGTAGTATCGAGGAGGTGGAATACATGTCACATACATTTATGAAGCGAAATTCGATGTACATTCCAAAGTTGAAACGCGAACGTATTGTGGCAATTCTGGAGTGGCAGAGGAGCAAGGAACCGAAGGCTATTCAGAGCGCTATTATTGCAGCATACGTGGAAGCTTTCGGTTATGATGAATTCACGGAGATGATTGAAGAACTTGCGCAGGAAGTTTCAGCGGTGTGGCCGGATTTCAAGTTGCCCTCACGACAAGAGGTTGAGGATTTGTACTTGACTGGGACCCGAACGGATTTAGGAGAAGAGATTAAGGAATGTGGAGAGCAATACTGCGTGTACGAATCGAGTGAGGCCGCAACCGACGCTGTCTTGGCGGCAGCAAATGCAGGAACTGGTAGTGCATCGAGTAGTGGAAGCACTCAGTCAAGTCAGAGCGCAAGTACTGCTAGCGGATCAGGGAGTTCACCATCAGGATCAGGTTCTGGAGCAGCGGGTGGATCAGGTTCTGGATCAGCACAAACACAATCTAATAACGTATCTGTCATGGCTGGCCTCGACACGGGAGGAGCTAAGACAGATCAAGGATCAGGATCAAAAGGGACGGGTGGTTCATTCACATCGAATCCCGTGCGAACTGGAGGCCGAGCAACGGATGTGCAAGATCAGACACCAGGTTTAGTGTTTCCAGCACCAAAGATCACAACAAAGGCCATATACATGCCAAAAACTGTACGCGACAAGATAAAACCTGAAATGATAAATAACATGATCAAATACCAACCGCGTGCTGAACTTATCGACAACAGATATGCCACAACTGAACAACTCAACACCTGGATAAAAGAGGCATCTGAAGGGCTTGACGTGACAGAGGATGTTTTCATAAACACCTTACTTCCAGGATGGGTCTACCACTGCATAATCAACACAACGAGCCCAGAGAACAGAGCACTAGGAACTTGGCGTGTTGTGAACAATGCAGGCAAGGACAATGAGCAGCAACTCGAGTTTAAGATTGAACCGATGTACAAAGCTGCGAAGCCATCACTTCGAGCCATTATGCGCCACTTTGGTGAGGGAGCTCGAGTGATGATCGAGGAGAGTGTTCGAATTGGAAAACCTATCATACCAAGGGGCTTCGACAAGGCCGGTGTGCTAAGCATCAACAATATTGTGGCAGCGTGTGATTTCATCATGCGCGGTGCAGATGACACACCAAATTTTGTGCAAGTGCAGAACAGCGTTGCAGTAAACAGGCTACGCGGAATACAGAACAAGCTGTTTGCACAGGCACGACTGAGTGCGGGTACTAATGAGGACAACTCACGTCATGATGCAGATGATGTGAGGGAGAACACGCACAGTTTCAATGGTGTAAACGCTCTTGCGTGAGCACAGTAGAAACTACAAATCCACGAGTACCAGGATTTGAGCGAAATAACGCTGCGTTTCGTTAACCCTTCGTTGTTACTAGGTGTGTACTTCTCCACGAGAGGCGTGCATTCTTGGTAGCTATGTGTGGGTTAGGGCGACGCTAC